AATAGATATGACCAACCCAGAAACAGCGGTTCTTTTGGAGAAATCGTTTTAAGAGTTCTTTTATGGTCATAGGATTCTGCCTATTTTCTGCTTATCAAATTTGTAATGTAAGCCATCAAACGAAATATTCGTTCAATGCGTATGCCAATCAATCTGCTGCTTATAATAAATACTTCGGTAATGTAAAACGTCCAAAGTATCGCTTCTAAAAATTCAGGCATCCCGACTAGAGGACACCTGGATTGTAAATAGCAAAGGCTTAGGATGATAGACAGCCCGCATAAGTTTCTGAGTTTCTGCACGACCCTTTTGTTCATGATACACCCCGCAGTTGGGACGACCAATCTACTCTGTAAGCCTGCCTAAAATCTTTTCTACTAATGAGCCATTATCATCTTTCTTGTCTTTGTCTTCTTTGTAATCATCTCGGAAGCGGTTTTTCATAGTGAACATCCAAGCAGTCGCTGAAAAGTTTTTAATCTCTCCAGTTATGCCTTCTTCACCTATATCTTCCCAATGTGATTGAGCTGAATCTTTTCCGGTTTTTAGAGCGCGAGCAAACTCTGGGTGCTTGTCGCGCCAATCATAAATTGAATCTCTACAAACACCTAGGTCAGTTGCTACTCTCGCTATGCTTTTACCTTTCGCTAAAAGCTGCCTAGCAATTTCACACATTGATTCATCATATATCTTGTCGGCCATTATAGTGTCGATACCTGTTGTTGTTATGGACCTTTCTGCTCATTGCGTTTCTCACCCTGCATTTTGCCATCAGCTTTGCCTGGTTCGCAATAATTGGGCTGCATTCTTTCTTGCTCAGTTGCCATGCGTCCGAACATGCTAGGCACGCCGTTGTAATGCGTGTTGCCTTCAGCGCCAACTTCTGATGTGTAATCTTTAACTTCGCTCATTTCGCTCTCCATGTCAAAAATAATTAATCGATTAATTATGCGCCGCCAGCTTCCCAAGCATCAAATGGCCATTAAAGAACCACGGCGGCACAGTTACAAAGATAGCACAATCTTACACTTATACAAAATATCAAATTATTTGCTTCAAACGATTGTAGTATACTTCAAGTTGTTGTACTATGTATCTGTACTTACATAAGAGGAAGTAACCATGAAATACGAACACAAAAAAATTCTACATGCCTTCGAATACAAGGCCAACTTGATAGTAATAATCGCATTGCTTGACGGTGAAAAACATGTATTAATAAACAATCAATGCCTGAACAGGGATTTTTATCACGCAGGCTCAGTTGCTGATTGCATAGGTAAAGCAATATGCAAGATAGACAACTTGAATGATTTCTACACGGACGAGGAATACGACAATGAATAAATCAATAAATGAACTATCAGTATACGAATTGGGTGGTGTTGATAGCGAAGTCTGGTTATCACAAAACGATAAATTCGGCTTCGACTTGGAAATTGAAACGGAAGAGCAGGTCTATACGGAATCAGGCATACATCCTTATGCAGCAATGGCTTTGGCTGATTTCTGCAGGCAATATTTGCGTAGTTATGACCGTGTTATGAAAGAGGTGGCATGATGGAATCCTATAGCCTATTCAAATACACAGTTTTCAAGGAACAAGACGAAACATGGAATTATAAAATATACGAATATAATCGCCCAATTCGCACAGGAGAAGAGTACTTTGAGAACCCGCAGGAAGCACGAGCTGGTGCAATAAATCATATCGATTTACTAGAAAATGGAGAGGGATAATGTTTAAACGAATAAAATGCTTAATTAAAGGCCATCAATTTCTGATGCAATACAAAAATTCAGAAAAAAGATACTGCGCAAGCGGCCATGACACATGTGCATGCTGTAACCGCAAACGTTATATGTCTAAATCCAGCCTCAGCTAAATCAAGGACACTTCCTTAGCACACATACCCTTATCCCCGGTGGCAGGCGTAAAATTTACCTTGTCACCTTCGCGCAAAGTCTTATAGCCATCACCCTGAATTTCCTTGAAATGAATAAAATAATCTTTCCCCTGGCTATTAATAAATCCATATCCCTTTGATTCGTTAAACCACTTACACACACCTTGCTGCATTTCTCAAACCATCCCTGTTAATTAAACCGCAAATTCCTATCAAATTTGAACGCAAATTCAAACCGGTACATCGACCCTCCAGGCAACTATCTTTTGAATTTTGCCTTAGATTTGGACTCCTACGCAATCGTTACAACCATTGGCTTTCCAAATAATAACATGATCCTCAATTTCGTTAATAGACAATTTTCCATCCATCATGTCCTGCTTGTCTTCTGGGCTAAGCAGTTTTGTTGCGATAAGTTTAGGTGAGATACCAAATTTGATACCGAGGTTAAAGAGTTTTTTCTGACATTCATCTCTGGTAAGCATTTAACATCCTCCATGGATTCAATTCTAGCTAACAAAACCTTTGCATAATCCCTTCTTTCTTCATCAGGCATATGTATTTCAATAGATGATCCCCACTTGGCCATTTTTAATGCATGCTTATATTCATTGACTAAATCCAACTCATCTTTTGTAAAAGGGCTTAATGGGTATGGTGAGGATTTTGATTTTTCCTCACTTACTTTCGCATAAAACAAAATGTTATCACGCTGAAGATTTTTCAATAATTTCAATGCAGCCTGAGCTCTAATAATCCTTGAGAATTTTTTATCACTGTGATTATCGATATGATCAATTACGTTAAGCATGAACTCTTTTTCAGACCGCTTATCTCTAGGCAGCTTGGCATCTAAAATCTTTTTATCTAAAACTTCAGAAAAATTAAAACTACTACTGCAGTCAGTATTTATCTGTATGTTCTCTTCTGTATATAAAGAAGAAACGGACAAAGTGGCCGTTCTCGAACGGCCAATATGGCCGGTTGGGGCAATTTCTGTACAGTTTTTTTGTTCAATAGTTGACCCATTCGGCCACTCTGGTATTCCGGGAGGATCTTTATCCAAATAGATTGAAATAGAATCAATTATCCTATCCATGTGAGTTAGGATATGTTTCGTGTTTACTCCGTTAATTTTTTTAACTTTGGTAGTAATCCAACCCTGAATTTCAAGCTTTTCTAGAAGCCTTCTTAAGGTTCTTTCTGGTACATGTATTTCCTCAAACCAATCCTCATAAGATTTATAAAAATAACCAAAATCAGCATTGGATTTGTTTGACCAGAAAACACATTGATTGAGAACGACTGCAAGGTTAAATTTTTTTGTGAGCTCTAAATAAATCTTAGGAGTGGTGATTGTTGATGATTGTCCAGAAAATAATGCGATGATTTCTTTGTTTAGGTTTTTTTTTTGCGCGGACATGGTATAATTCCCTCGTTGTAGTTCCCGTAGTAGGAAACATTGTAGTAATAGGATGTACCGGCTTGTTTCAGCAAGTCAGGTTTGGGCTGGATGCCCTAATTAAATTTTTTTACACATAATCGATTATTCTTTTCACCATTATGCAAAAATCGATAAATTCTTGAAATTCATTTATAGGTTCAAGATGATTTTTTATATAAGTAAAATCACTAAATAACTCTACGAAATTAGAATGTTTTGTTTTGTTCAATTTGAAGTTAGCCATTTCAGCCCATTTTTTTATCATGATGGTAAATTGCTCGGTCATAGCGTCCACATCAAATCCCGAAGTTAACAACCTTAATTCTTCTAGAGCCTCTAATTCTTTATTTATTTCAGTCACAATCTAATTCCCCCGAATTCTATGGTTTTAAACAGTGTATCATGTTATAGTTTTTCTGCAGTTCATGTATTACTTCCTTGTAAAAAAGTTGTGGTGTTAGCCCTCTGCTCCACTCGGGGGGCTTTTAAGTCCTGAACTTCTACGAACATAAACGCCTCACAAAGCCATTTTTCAACAACATGTAATTCTGCAGTACTAAAACAAAAATGCTTGTCCCCAGCTTCCCTGTCATGAATAGAATTGGCTAGATTTTCCAGTAACTGTGATGCTAAAGCGTGGATATCAATAGACATTAAAACTCCTTTGCATTTATTAGGCTCCGTATGTAAAATATATGTCAAGGGCTGCCACTTCCTCTTAAAGTTTGGTGGCTCTTATCTACGCCTCTCGGCAGCCTGATGGAGTATGGCGAAATACCTCATCAGGTCATCTTAACTGCACTTCTTTACTTCCGCAATATTAAAGTCGTTCAATGAATCCTATTCCCGGAAATGCAGCACAAAATTTATCCCGCAGAACATCTTTAAGGCCATCAAAAAGAACTGAGACATGCATAGAAGCACGACTATAGAAAGTAATAGTCTCATTTAGAAAGATAATATCTAATGAATCATCATTTAATATTACCGCCATAATATTGTCAGTGTTAATAACACCTACCTCGTGGCGATAACTACCATAATCCAAATTGTATTGTATAAACATCCATCCTATCCTGTTAAAACACCATCTAGATCGAAGTTATCATTCAGAAACTTAGGCATGCAATCAATGTTTGCAATGATATCGAAAAGGATTTCAGCATCATTCTCGCTAAAATCTTCGTCAACTTTCCCCAGGTAATCGTTCTTCAATGCTTCTTTCTGTTTTTTTGTCGCAAACATCCCTTAGCTCCATGTAAAATTGAATATTTTTCAAACTGTAACCCTTATACATTAATGAATTTTCCATATCATTGCCAAGGAAATATTCCATTTTTGCCGCCACAAGTTGTTTTATGCTAGAAATTCCCCTGATATCTTCCTGTATTTGTTCGTTGGCATGAATATTGCAGACCTCTTCCCATTTCTTTATCTGCTCATATAGCGTTAAGGATTCTAGCTGTATGGAGCTGAAATTTATCTTTAAGCCGTTTATCGTGTGGTTAATTATGCCTTCGATTTCCATCAATTCCCCCATTCGGCTTTCAAAGCCCCGTTAGTAAAAGCCTGTATCTTAGCCTGGGAAACCAGAGGAATATATCCCCATTTTAACCAGTTACTATAGGATGCTTGCGACATACCCGTTTCCTTGTAGAATTTATATCCAGATTTGTAGTATTTCTTTAAGTCTTTCGGGGTCATAATAAGTTCCTGTTTTTTATTTTAGATTATAGTAACAAATTATTTGACATGCTACAATGGGTTGTAGTAATCTTGCCTAGTGAATTTAATTTAAGAGGAATTAAATATGAATAAATTTGTATTTTCAGATGGTGTTCATGACATTACCAATGAACAATATCATGCATCAGAAGGAATATCCCGTTCTAAGTTAATGTTACTGGATAAAAGCCCCTACCATTTTTGGTATGAAATGCATTCAGGATTGGCTGAAAAGAAAGAGCCAACCCCAGCAATGAATGTTGGCTCAGCGTTCCATACGCTATTGCTTGAGCCAGAACTATTTTCCCGCGAATTCGCCGTCGCACCTAAAATTGATAGACGCACCACCAAGGGCAAAGAAGCCTATGAAGTATTTATGAAAGAGAATATGGACAAAATTTTATTGACCGACGAACAATACGCAAAAGCTTGTGTCATGGCACGTCACGTCAAACAACACGATATAGTAACCACTTTGTTAGATGATGCTAAATTCGAACAATCCATATTCTGGACTGACGAAGAGACGGGTATTCAATTTAAAACACGTCCTGATATTTGGAGTAACAAGATGGTTGTGGATTTAAAAACAACCGCTGACGCAAGCCCACACGCTTTCATGCGCTCAGCACTTAACTTTGGGTACTATCTACAGGCCGGCATGGCTTACGAAGCTTGTAGGGCTATTGGCAAGCCTTTCGAAATGTTCGTTATACTAGCTGCTGAGAAAGAAGCGCCCTATGTTCCATCAGTCCTAATCATGGATGAAAATGCATTGCAGTTCGGCATAAACCAATTTCAATCTTATAAAAGGAAGTTAAAACATTGCATGGATAATGATATTTGGCCAGGATACCCAGTTCAAGAATTGTCTGTACCTGGGTTTGCTAAAATTGAAGAAGAGGAATTAGTAGCATGAGCAATTCATTACAAGCAATAGTAAATCAGGGCTTGGATATCTGGAACGACAACAAGAAAGTCGAGGAAATACGCAAGATATTCGCACCCAAGCTCAATAACCAAGAGTTTGACGCATTCATAGGCATGGGGAAGGCTTCAGGGCTTAATCCCTTCCTTCGCGAAATTTGGGCTGTTAAATACCAGGATTCTGCACCAGCTCAGATATTTGTGGGGCGTGACGGATACAGGAAAGCAGCTCAGCGGAACTTTGAATATGATTACCACGAGTGTGATGCGGTTTATACCAATGATAAATTCAAGCGTAATAGTATAAGTGGCGAAATAGACCACGAATACAATCTAAAAGACCGAGGGGATTTGCTAGGAGCTTACTGCATAGTTAAGCGCAAGAATTCTACCAGGGCTTGCTATACATGGGTAAAGCTATCTGAATACTCGACAGGCAAAAGCTTATGGGCATCTAAGCCTGAGACCATGATTAAGAAGGTTGCTGAATGCCAGGGTCTGCGTGGTGCATTCCAGGATTTGCTAGGTGGCACGTATGGTGAAGAGGAAATGGGGCACAATCATGAGCAAGAACCCAAAAAAGCCAAGTCCCAGGTATTAACTGACAAAATCATGGCAGCAAAAGATATCACCCTTGAAGTAGACTATTCAGAAATTGATACAGGTGTTTGCGCATCAGAAGAAGAAGTGCATGAAATTGAAGCGCTGGTGGCCGTTAAAGGGTTCACGCCTACGCGTTTCATGGCAGCACTAGAGCATTACAAAGTAGAGGTTATGACGCAATTAACTAGCGTACAGGCTCAGGATTTCATCGGGATATTGAGGAAACTTGAGGATAAATAATTTATGACAATAGCGGCGCTGACAGTGAAGCGCATTGATCGATGCATTACCAGCGTTGAAATTATACTAGTCAATTAAAGTAAACTGGTGAGATGTCAACTGGGTATCCAGCTCTGTCAACAAATATGCTAGCAGGTGCAATTCCTGCCTATTGTCACTTTTTAGCAGTAAACAAAAGGGGAACAAATGCAAATAGTTGAAACAGAACTGACAAAAGAACAAAAAAAATATCTAGAAGATTTGTTTTGGCAATATAACGAAGAAATACAAGAGAAAATCAATCGAAAAATGGTGGATGAATTTCATCTTTTATCGAAATATAAAGGTGAATTAGCGCGTAAGTTTACCGAGCTTAACGGCTTCCATGGAACCCTTTTGGGATGTATGACTGAAATGCTCGATAAACAAGAAGACCTATTTGCTATACACAGGGATTTAATAAACTTGCTGACTAGGACTAATCCTGGTTTGGTTAAGGATTTTGAGGTGGTGGAATGAGAAAAACAGCAACTACTTACGAATTAACAACGCCAACAGAAAAAGAAATAAAATTAATAGATTATTTGAATAATTGCATTGGCGATTGGATAGAAAAAAATGAGACTGATCGCAGAGATTTAATAGCTGCATTATTCGTGGCTTGTCAGATAGTTTTTTGCGGACAAACAAGGTTCAATCTAAAAGCACAATATTCAGAAATTGATGATTTTTGCAGATTCTTAAAAGAGGGTGCCAAATCTATAAATAAAAAAATGAATACTGAGGTGATGCAATGATGGATGTAAATGAAATCTGGGAAAGTATGACACATGAACAGAAACTGAAAGCTTTAAAAGCCGTTAAAGAATCATATTCTATCGAATCACTTGAATCAATAAAAAAGTGGGCTGAACAATATGATTATGATAATACTGTTGACCAAATAATGGCTAACGTTGGCGCAGAAATTATATTTGGAGCGGGAAGGGATTTAAGGGATGCAATGAAAGGTAAAGATGGTATTTCAGGCTCAAAAGGAATGGCCGTAGTAGCAAAAAGATTGCGAACTACTGCAGATAAAATGGAAGCTGCTGGAGCAATTGATCGTGAGAATATGCAGTGAAAAATAAAGAGTCCGAATGCATAATTTGCAAGTATTTTAAGAAGTATGATGGCGAGTCTTTTATCCATAATTGTAGCGATTATAAAATAGAGCCAGCGCCACGCATGCAAAGATTCCTCGTTTGGTTGTTTTCGGTGGATATAATCTATTGCTTACAATTTACGTCTGCCGCTGCCATTAACGCCATTTTTTTAAATCATTCAGTTTTTTCTTATAAAGAAAGAGTGATTGAAGCGGTATGTTTTGGCCTTTTATTGATGAGGTTTTTAAAATGAATAAGCCCGCATTAAAGCTAGAACAATACGGACACATGTACATAGGATGCATTCCGGTTCATATGCACCCGAGGCATCCCGAAGACCAAAGCCCATGTATAGTTATGCCATGTAACCATTGTCACAAGGATATGTGGGTCAGCGAAAAAAAACGTGAAATGCTTAAGGAACACCCAGAAACCTATAAAATGTATTGTTTTGTATGCCTGGCAGAGGCGGCGCATGATGCAGGTTTAACGCTAGATATGTGTGACATAAATAAAAGGAATTGATATGCACGGTAATCATTATTTTCTAAACGATGACCATACCACAAGAGAATGTACGGTCGAAGAATGGGCAAATCAGCTGGATGATCTCTCAAGAAAAGATAAAAAGCATTTGGCATGTGATGATATTAACGGGTTTCGTGTATCAACAGTTTGGTTGGGTTTGAATCACAATTATTTTGTTGGGGAACCTCTCATTTTTGAAACAATGGTTTTTCCAGATAATAGTTTTTCGGAACAATATGCGCTAGATATACGACTTGGGATGATGCCATGAAAGGCCATCAAGAAGCTATTCAGTGGGTTTTGGATGGGTGTAAGGAGCTGGAATGACGCAAGATGAAGTCGATCTTATTTATGAGTATTTGCATGAGAATTATGAATATAGAAATGGCAAATTAATTGTTAGAAATGATATCCGTAAAGGACATAAAAAAGGCGTTGAAATAGGCCAGTTCAGATTTAGTGAAGAAAATTCACCCAGAATTATGATTAATATACCAGTGCACAAGCATTCACTAAGATTATCTCATGCCATTTATATTTATTTTGAAAAAGTAAAACCAAAAAACATAGTTTTTTTAGATGGAAACCCCACAAATAACGCCATACAAAATTTAAAATCCATGGATTCTATACCTAGAAACGGATTTTCTTTGCGCATAAAAAAACCAATTGGACTTATCCGAAGAAAAGAATCTAAATCAGGTGTTTTTACTGTAAAAATTAAAAGAGATTATAAGCAGGTTTATTTTGGAAGTTACGATAGTAAAGAATTGGCACAAGAGGTTTATATTTATGACAGCGAACTTTGGGATAGAAATTCATTTTCTCACGAGGAATGGCTGAAAATAGTTAGAGTAAAATACCCATTAAAAAATTCTAATAAATTCATAAGAAACATACAAAGAAATTTACCTATGGGTGTAATGGCGCATGGGAATAAATTTAGAAGTGTAATAAGTATAAATAGCAAAAAAAAACATCTTGGATTATTTGATACGCCTGAAGAAGCCCACAAGGTATATTTAACAGCAAAAATGGAACATAGAGGATGAAGCAACTACGCCCATACCAACTACAAGCAGTAAAAGAATGCTGGGAAGCTCTAAAGAAAGACGATGCCCCTGTACTTCTCATGGCCTCCGTAGGGGCTGGCAAAAGCCTAATGCTGTCATCTATATTACTAACTATGCAAAGAGCCGGAAAGCGCGCTCTATGCATCGTAAACAACGCAGAATTGGTACGCAATAACTGTGCCACATTCAATGAACAGGGCGGCAATTCATCTATATATTGTGCGGCCTTAGAAAGCAAAGATGCATCGGCGCCAATCGTATTCGGAACCCCTCAATCAATCTTAAATGGAATTAATAAGAATGTTAAATCTATCGCGAATGCCAATTTTAATCTTATCATGGTCGATGAAGCTCATGCTATTAATTATCTTAATCATAAGTCTGGTTTCATGCGAATACTTCGTCATTACAAACAAGAATATCCCGACATGCGGTTGCTCGGAGCAACGGGTACAAACTTCAGGTTCAAGGGAAGCTCCATCGTCGGCCATGATTGCATTTTTAAGTCCCAGGTAGGCAATATAACCACTGAGGATTTAATCGCCCAAGAATAACTGGTTAAGCCCCATTTTGAGGTAGATCGCGATATGGTTCTAGACTTTTCAAATGTCCGTATAAAACAAAATGGCCAATTCGATCAAAAGCAATTGGAAACCGTTGTTGAAAAGAGCGCGCGCTTAACAGAGCTTATCTGTTATCAAGTCGTCCACATCATGCAAACCCAGCAACGACGCGGGGTCTTTTTCTTTGCAACCACAAAAAAACATGCTTATGAGATAATGTCTCATTTGCCGCCAGAAGAATCAGCAATAATATTAGGAGATACCCCCCAAGATGAACGTACAAAAATATTGGATAAGGCGCGTACTGGGGAAATTAAATATCTTGTTAACATCGCCATTATATCTGTTGGCGTTGATGTGCCTGCGTACGACACGATTGCCTACTTGCGTCCAACAGAAAGCCTTGTTTTACTTGTACAGACGATGGGCCGTGTCTTACGATTATCTCCCCAAACACAAAAAACAAACGCCCTTGTGCTAGATTTTGCTGGGAATATTGAGCGTCATAGTGATTGGGATAATCCGATATTACTGGAAGCGCTTAAACAAACTCGAGATCCAGAAAAACCTTTGGTTATCATCTGCCCTAGATGCGCAGAGCTCAACACTGACACGGCAAGAAGATGTACCGGAATATCCCACAAAAGTAGATGCGACTACTACTTTGAATTCAAAAAATGCCCGAGCCCCAAGTGCGAAACGCAAAACGACATCGCAGCGCGGCACTGCAGAACGTGCCAAGCCGAAATAATAGACCCAAATGAAAAGTTAAGTATGGAGCTTGCTTTGGCACCTAAAGAGCTAGATGTCATAGGAGCCGAGTATACGGTTGCAGATACTAAATCATTTTTCCAAATTAAATGTGTCTATAAGTGCAAGGATATCAAGGGGGCTAGTGTCTATCACTATGAGTCATTTACCCCGAGCAGCCCAAAAGCCAGGAATGTATTCTATGGACAATTTGTTCGCAAGCATTGCGTTAATCCCTCAGATTGGTATTTGCATCTTGATAATAGAACAAAAATTGAAGAAATGTTACAAGTTGCATGTATACCACATAAGATTGTAGTAAAGCGTGAAGATAATAAATACAATATAAAAAAGAAAATATTTGCATAGGGATTCGCGCATGAAATGGATTAAGAAAAAACTTATACTTTTTTTCCAATTGTTAGGAATAGGGCTAATGGTAATGATATATGCCTTTGCGCTTCAAAGCTTATGCAATTATATTTTTTATGATGAATCCATGAGCCAATCAATTTTTGATATGTTTGAATGAAAGATATAGCAAAGATGCGTGTCGATGTATTACGTGAGATTAAAAGCATACGTAAATTTTTCGATATTATGGAAAATAATGTGAAGTCCAGGAATGAGCTTGCTATTAAACGAGCTTATGTTTTTCTGAGTACTCTTGTCTACCACATGGATGAGGGCGACTTAACGCCAAATACCATCAGATACAATATGGAGTTGGCTATAGCTTTTCATGAGCTCGATGAATTGAATTGCGGAGATAATTAATAAATGAATTTATTGAATAAGATAAAGTGCTTTTTTCTTAATCATCAAATTGATTGGGATGAATACGAAATAAGATGCGAAAAAGAACAGCACTTAATGGCCGCAAACATTATATTTTGCAAAAGATGCAATAAATATGTTTATAAATATGAATTGTAGGAAATATATTAATGACTGAAGAAGAAAATAAAAAACTAATTGAAAACCTCGGAACGTCCATAGATTTTATAGCGGCATTAGCCTGCGCAAAACGTAATATTGACGCAAGCGAAGGCGATACTATTGATATACGACAAATAGGTTTGTTCTTCTATCACGCTGGATATATGGCCGCCATAGATTTAATGGATAAGGGTATTCATGAATTCTTTAATAAAGGTAAGGCGCAATGATTAAGAAATTATTATGCTGGATACTAGGCCATTCATTTGGTAGTTTTGATTTTACAGAATATAAAATTCATCCCGAATATTTTTATTGTAAGCGATGCAAATCGAAGCTGCATGTTTCTGAAGGCTGGAGTTAATGATTAAGTGGCTTATATGCTTTTTATGGGGACATGACCTAGATAAAGATATAAATAATTATGCACAAACCATAACAACAAAGTTAGATACTGGAGAGGAAAGCGTCACAAAGATAGCGGCTCGGTGTAAGCGATGCCTTAAATATAAAGTTCTTTATAGGATTTAAATGATAATCATAAATAAACCAGAAGAGCTTATTGAAGTGCAATGCTATAAATGTAAATCAATTATTAAAACTCATCCAGCAGCAAACTTGAATTCACTTTTTTTTACTAACTGTGGTTTGCACAAACAAGAAGTCCTTGATGGATATTCAGCAGCAATTTGTGACTGCAAGCATGAAAGTGATGGAATGATATATACCAGCCATCCGCCGCAAAATAAATGCAAGATATGCGGGATGTTTTATAGATGAAAGTAAATTACAAAATATGCGATCAATGTGAGATTAAGATTGAACATAGTTCTTGGACTATAATTTATCATTCCTCTTTCATCGATAAGAATTGGGAATTGCATTTCTGTTCACTAGAACATATGAATGAATACTTAAAAAATAAATCAAAAGAAAACAAGGATAAAGCAGAGGATTAAAGCCCCGCATAAAACGGGGCAATACAGATTAATCAGCTCGCAAAAGCACAAGCATAAAGTACGCAGAACTAGTTTGAGCGTTAGTACCCAAGGTAGGAGCGTTCAAGATTACAGCTGAAGTAGAAGTGTTTGCAAGAGTCAAAACATCCCCAACATTCAGATGCACCAACACTTGAGACACGATTTCATTCGCTTTTTGTTCAGGAGAAATAGTCATGTTTGCAAATGTTGAACCTGGAACTATCGATCCGTTATTGAACACGGAGAATGTCCAGACAGGTAACGGACTAACTACAGGATTCAATGAACCACAAACCCCAGTATTGATTTGATACCAACCAGCACGGTTAACAGTAATTTGGCCTAATGAAGCCGCTTGGGAAACATCAATATTGGCAGTTGCAAATATCGAAGTATCAAACATTACTAATCCGCCAGCCTGATTAGCACCAGGAGACGCGGCAACATCTTGTGTCACAATCGACCCAACTTCTGCAAATTCAGGTTCTGGGCAATCGCAATGGCGACCTTCACCGAAGCAATTAACACATGAGCCTGGTATACCTTGAGGTCCAGCAATACCTTGTGGGCCTTGCAAACCATCTTGTCCTTTTGGGCCTTGTACGCCCTGTGGGCCTTGAACGCCCTGCATTGATTTGCAACAACAGTCGCACTTGTCATGCTTATCGTGTTTATGATCGTCCATAATATTCCCCTCTTATCACTATAATAAAGAACATCTACGAGCCAATCCAAAGTTAATGAATATGAAGCCGGTTTAACTTTTTGGAAAAGGCCAGCGGATAGTATAAAATAGAGTTTGGTGTTTTTGAAGATTCTTGGAGATTTTTGTTTGAATGAGTTTACGAAAGAAGAGCTTAAACTTGCTCATGAATATTTATGCGGGAATCCTAGAACTTGGAAATTAGCCGATAAAATCCAATCCATGATTGATGAATATTGCGATCATAGCCTTCGTCTAATTTTTGCTCCTGAAAAAGGATGCTCCTTGGATTGTTCAAAATGTAAAAAGGCATTTATTTGATAAATAGTCTGATTATCGTAATAATCAGACTTAGTGAAACTTAAAAATACAAGTCATTGATTTATATAACATAACCTAAAAGCTCGCCCAAGTAAAAATAGGTCACAATTAGTACTAACATAATGATTAATTTATTCACAGTTTTTTGGTCTATTGTTTAAGCATTTGGTTGAACTATTGCCTAAGTAGGAAAGTATTAGGGCTTTTGCAGCATCATGACCCCAAACAGCCATGGACATGTAACCGCGGATATATTTACGTTCCAAGAATGCATCCTGCTCCTTCGAAAGCCTTCCTTTCCCAACTTTTAATTCTATCCATAATCCATGATACCCACCACATGGTATTGCTAGAAAAAAGTCAGAAACACCTTTCGCGACACCCATACGTTTCAAAGTGCGCCCTTCAATTTGCGAGCATTTCCTTTCGTTAGCAAAGTGGTGAAAATCTTCAGCATATTCTGGAAATGATTCCTTAAACCAATTTACAGTATTTATGTGGTCTACTTGCTCGGGCTTAAGGCTCATTTTGCCTCGCGAATCATCACAGCAATATCTTTGGCACGTTGGCCTACTTGTGCAGCCCACTTGCTATTTAATGCCTCCATTGCAGCTGCTGTATAGTCATGGCGTTCAATGGCCAGAAGCATCTTTTTAAAGCCTTTGAGTCTAGTTAATCCCATGTTAAAACACATGTTGACTAAAGCATCCTTTATGCCTTCTGGCTGCTCATCAATCCAGGGGAATTTGGCCACGTCTCTATAGGCCTGATTTAGGTCGTTTTTAAGCATTAGCTCAGCTTCGTCCCTTGATATACCTTCCTCTAGATTGTTTCCGTAACCAATGGTTAATACGCCTACAGTGTCATCATAGGGCTTCGGGCTATATCCTTCTTGCGTTCTTAGCCATGATAACATCTCATCTTCAGTCATTATGTTAGGCTCTCATATTTTGAATATTCATTAACCTTTATGCGCCACCATAAAGAGGCGCATAATGGATTATTTCCTAAACTGTTGGTATAATTCTATACCATATATGAGCTACAAATGTACTGTCACCAGTTGTGAATGCGCCAGTTATGTTTGACAGGTACAAGCCTTTGTTAACAGTGGTTGTGAATGGAAGCGCAACTACCCCAGCATTCATCGTAAATGTAGTGCTGGCTGCAGCTTGGAATGTATCAGCTGCTAAAGTACTGGAAGCTATTACGCCTGCGCCATTCGCGGTACTATCATATTGAACAGCCGCAACACCACCAGCCGCATAGTTTGCAGATACATACGTCATTACTAACTGTAATTGGTCAATAACAACTAAAGTATTCGCACCGCCAGCCGCAACTAATAGCTTTGGAGCCGCATACATACCATTAAATTGCGCTGCGGTAATAGCAACGGTGGTATATTTACGTACAAGAGGAGATATCATTGAGCTTAAAACTTTATTAGCCCCAATTGCTGTAACGCCTGCATTGGTTGTTGTAACATCCCCAGTCATGGCAACGCCTGTAGCTACGTTTGCTGCATTACCAACAAAAATACGTCCGTCAAGCAATGTATTTGATAGTCCACCAGCGGCAGGGTTAGCAATGAATGTTGCATTAACAGCATCATATTTGAAGAAGGCCACTAAAAAGTCAGGTGCATAAGAGATTAAAACGATATCTGTATCAGCCCATTGAAATTCCCCGTTTTGGAGCGCTTCAATATCTGCCATAATAGCGGCACTGGAAAGATATCCTGCTGTGGTTATTTCGGCCAACGTATCATCAGTAACGATAGTTACGATGTTTGGATCACCATCAAAATTGCGTGCAATAGCTGTAATAGACATTAAAAAATCTCCTTATAATTTATATGAATTCCGTTTACCTTATTTTTCTACGTCTCATCTTATCTAAATCATCGACACCAAGGAAGCCTTCTTTTTCAACCATGGGATCAGAGTCTTTTAATTGATTGTTTCTAGCAGCTTTGGCACGGTCTACATCCCTATTATAGTCAGTAGGACTTGTTCTATTTGACCCATCCTTGTCGTTACGATTGACGGGCGTATTTTCATAAGCCATTATTTTCTCCTTAATATGGGCAATCCTTTTTCTTATCTGGCATCTTCTTTGCAGGCATCTTTTTAGCTGGTTTACTGTCTTTTTTCATTTCTTCTTGCTCCGGTTGGATTTACCTGCTTTGGACAATGCGATCGCGATTGCCTGGTCTTTCGGTTTTCCAGCATTTATTTCAGTTTTAATGTTGGAAGATACAACCTTATTGCTTTTGCCTGATTTAAGGGGCATTATTTTTTCCCCTTTAAAACTTTGTCAGCTTTCGCATCAATCTTAGCTTTGGATGAAGCGGACAACTTGCCTTTATTTTCCATTTGCGTAGCCCGTGCTTTAGCATTGGCAGCATGGGCTTTGTCGGGCATAGGATATTTGCGTTCACCAGGCAATCCAAATTCTTTCTTTGGTATTTTGTCCCTTGATTTAGTTGTTAGCTTTGCCATGACTATCCTTTATAATTTTGTGATGATTATTCTTGGTTTTCTGCCTGTTCTTGTGCTGCCTCGATTGATTCGTTAACCAGTTCTGCCACCAATTTTTCAGCCTCTTGTTCTTCTTGTTCAATTGTAGCTTTCCAGTGCATAGATTCACTTAAATGACCTTCAAGTTGAGCGTATCTTGCTTTGGCATTTATCATTTCTTGGTTGATTGCATCTATTCTTTGTTGTATCTGCTCTTTGTTCAAATCCATCCCCTTGTTATTAATTAAAATTCATTAATCATTTTACATAACTTATTGCATTAAACAAGATACGTCATACTTTCTGGAAAAATAGTGAACACATCACTGTAAGAGCGTGTGCTATCATATTTTAATGAGGTAATTTTAATACCCATTTTTTAGTCCTTTTATCGTTAATTATCAAGCTAAATATGTCATGGTGCCTTTAAAAGTAACGCCTACTGATGTGATAAAGCTCGTAGTAGTTAGCAAA